CGAATATCTGATCGTTCGGGCGTGGCCTTTCCGTATAATGAAATGGTGCAAGAATGGAACGGTTCATGGGTGCATATTAGTGAATTTGAGCCTAAACATCCTCAATTAGAGCCGCTTCCAAGAGTAACAGATCCTCAATCATTACAATATGCTAAACCTCAAAAAATAAGTGCTATTGTTCCTTTAACAACTAACTTGTATGGAAGAAATTTATTTGCTGTAAAAACACAGACAGTAACACAATTTAATCCAATTCCAGCTCCAGGAGCAAATGAAGCAGTAATTGTAAATACAATGCAGCCTTTAGAAGGGACTGATCAAGAAAATAAAAATATAGAAATTAAATCATTTTTAGGTACAATAACCATAGATATATCATGACAACCTATTCAGAATTACAAACACAAATAAGAGATTACACAGAAACAGATAGTACTGTTTTGACTGACATTATTGTAGATGATTTTATTGAACACGCTGAGAAAAGAATATTTAGAGATGTAGATTTAGACATATACAGATCCTATCAATATGCTACTCTTACTCAAGGAGTTCCTTTTGTTTCATTACCTGGAGCAAACCTAGGACAATTGGCTTTTATTAGATCTGCTCAGATATACGATCCCGCTGATCCCGTTAGATATTATCTATATCAAAAAGACATTACATTCATGAACGAATATTGGCCAAATCGTGATACAACCGCACAATCAAAATACTACGCAATGTGGGATCAAGACACAATATATCTTGCACCTACTCCAAATACTGCGTATAATATAGAATTAGCTTTGAACAAGCAAGAAGATGGGTTGTCCTCTTCCAACACTTCAAATTGGGTGAGTACAAATGCACCGAAAGTCTTACTTTATGCTTCTTTATCAGAAGCATTTAAGTTTCTTAAAGGTCCAGACAACATGCTTCAATATTATGAACAAGGCTATAAACAAGCATTACAAGGCTTGCAACTTGAACAACAAGGTAGAAGAAGACGTGATGAATACTATGATGGTGTTCTTCGTTTTCCTCTCGACTCAAAACAACCATAAGGAGATAAAATGGCAATTAATTCGGCTATATGCAACACTTTTAAAGGTGAACTTTTAGAAGCTAAGCATAATTTTGCTTCATCAGGTGGTCACACATTCAAGCTGGCTTTGTTTACATCATCAGCTTCCCTGGGTGCATCAACAACTGATTATAGTACAACAAATGAAATAACCAACGCTTCTGGTTCTGCTTACACAGCAGGCGGAAAAGCATTAACTAACAATGGTGTTACAAGTTCCTCTGGATCTGCAACAGCATTTGTTGACTTCGCAGACGCACAATTTACATCTGCAAGTTTTACAGCTAACGGAGCGATGATCTATAATACTACAACGGCAGGTGCTTCAAACACAACTGACGCTGTTTGTATATTAGCATTTGGTGGTGACTTTACTGCAAGTAATGGCACATTTACTGTACAGTTCCCAACTGCTGACACAAGTAATGCTATTATAAGAATTTCGTAGGAGAGGCTCATGGCTTTCATCCTTAACGATCGGGTCAAGGTAACTTCGACCACAGCAGGCACAGGCGTCTTTGCTTTAGGTGGAGCGGCTACTGGCTTTGAAACATTTGCAACTGGTATCGGTGGTAGTAATACTACATACTACGCAATTTCTCATCAAAGCGCTGCTGAATTTGAAGTTGGCTTTGGAACACTAGATGCTGACGGTGATGCACTTACTAGAACGTATATTATAAATAGTTCTAATAGTGACGCTGCTGTAAACTTTTCATCAGGAACTAAAGATGTATTTTGTACGATGCCTGCTTCTAAAGTTGGTTTGCCATTTCCACAAGAGTATGGATCGTCAAGTGCACCAAAAATAATTACTGTAAAAGTTGCTAGTAAATCTGGTAATCATCCATATCAAGGACAAGGTTCAAGTAGTGCATATTATTTAGATGGACTAGAAGCACCAGCATTAAGATTCTCTGGAGTTGATTCAAGTTATAAATATTACTATAGATTTGATCAGTCTGATTCTACTAATTCAGGACATCCGTTTAGATTTTATTTAGATGCTGCAAAGAATAATGCATATACTACAGGTGTAACAACAAATCTTTCTCCAGGTAATGCAGGAGCATATGTTCAAATAGCTGTAGATGCAAATACACCTAATATTCTATATTATCAGTGTTCATCTCATGGCTACATGGGTAATCATGCTGTTAATGTATCTAATAGTATAAACGGTGATTTGACTCTTAATTCAAAATTAAAAATGCCAGACAATACATCTGGTAAAATTTTAGTTGGTGATGGCACTAGCTATGAAGAAGTAGCTGTTTCTGGAGATGCGACACTCGCAAGTAATGGTGCTTTAACAATAACAGGAGGCGTAACACAAGGCTTTGTAATTGCAATGTCCGTGGCGCTTTGATATAAGGATTAGATATGGCACAAGATTTTGAGAGATTATTTGCAAGAAACGTAGGAACAAGTGCTGTCACATTAATGACATCAAATTCTGATGATGCATTAATTGGTATTAGAATTACAAATGTTTTAACAGCAACTATTCAAGTTGATGTATACATTTCAAGCGGTGGTAATGATTATCACATAGCTAAAAATTTAAGCATACCACAAGGTTCAGGGTACGAGCTAATTCAAGATGGTTCTAAAGTGAATCTTTTGACGGGCGATGTGTTGAAAATAAAATCAGATACAGCTAGTTCGGCTGATGTTTGGGTATCGTTTATAGATAGTATAAGTACGTAGGAGGCATCATGGGTTACACAGGTCCAGCGACATCAGATCAATTTAAATCCATGTCAACCCAGGGTATTACTGGGGATGGTTCTGCTACAAGTTTTTCACTAAACTCTCCTGTAGCAAATTCGTCAGAAATAAGATTTGTTGTAAACAATGTTGTACAAAAACCAGACGTAGATTATTCTGCAACTGGCACAACTCTATCTACAGGATCAAATGTATTGGCAGGTTCAGATGCAGCATATGTTGTATTCATAGGAGCTGCAGTTGGATCACAAACACCCTCAACAGGTAGTGTAGATCACACAACAATATCTAGTTCATTTAATGGTATGTATTTAAACTTGGCAACTGTGACTTCAACAGTTACAATAACCTCTGCACAAAATGCTTTTTTAGCAGGACCAGTAAACTTTACTAACACCGTAACGGTAGAAGGGACATTGACAGTAATATAATGGGAACTTTATTCGTAGACAAATTAGATCCACAATCAGGAACAGCATTAGAGCTTGGTAGTTCAGGTGATACAATCACGATTCCGTCAGGGGCAACCATTACAAATAATGGAACTGCTAATGGATTCGGAGATGCTGTTGTTGCAGGAACAGAAAGTTTTTTAGCTTTATTATCTTCTGATCAAAACGTAAGTGACAGTGCACATACTTTAGCGGCTTTTAACAGTGAGTCTTATGATGTTGGAAGTAATTATACAAATACTTCTAGTAATTATAAATACACAGTTCCAACAGCTGGAAAATATCGTTTTTATAGTACACTAGCTTTTGCAACACAAGGAAGTTACGGAGTAGATTGGGGACAAATATCTTTATATAAAAATGGAAGCAATATTCATTTTGTATTTACTCCTACACATCAAACTGCTCATGCAGCTGATGTTGCAACAGCACAAATAGATATAACCTTAGATTGTGCGGCTAACGATTACTTTCAAATTTATGGAAGAAACAACTGGAACAGTAATACTACACAAGGATTGTTTTATTCTGACAGTAGTCGAAGAAGTTGGTTTGGAGGTTATAGAATAACATGATAACAATTTTAAAAGGAGGTCTATATGGCAAGTCTATCAACTAAAGTAGCGCTATACTGTACTGCGAACAGCAAGGTTGCTGATTTCGGTCCAGGAGGCAATGTATCTTTACAGGATGACTCTGACGGTAAAGGCCCGTACATAGCAAGCTGGAGCGTATCAGGATTGGATAAACCAACTGACGATCAACTAGCAACTTATGAAACGGCTGGTAATACCGAAGAGAAAAACAACACTGTAAAAAGTACAAGAAAAGCGGCTTATGGTGATATTGGCGATCAGCTGGACGA